TCTAATGGATATGAAACAACCAACAGAAGACCAGACTGGTCTTAAAAAGTTACCTGAGCCAGTTCGTAATAAAATGGGGTACATGAAAAACGGCGGCAAAGTTGCAAGCTTTAAAAACGGCGGCTGTGTCATGACTAAAACAAACCAAAAACCTAAGTTGGTTTAATCATGACTACTTCTGGGTCCAGAGATTTCAACATTGATGTTGGTGAAATTATTGAGGAAGCGTATGAGCGGTGTGGACTAGAGGTCCGCACTGGTTACGATGCCCGAACTGCGCGTAGGTCTTTGAACCTAATGTTTGCTGATTGGGCAAACCGTGGCATCAACATGTGGACCGTGGCGCAAGGCACTATAACGTTGACGCAAGGGCAGGCCACTCAGACGTTAACGGCGGATGTTGTTGATGTACTAGAGGTTGTTCTTAGGCGCAGCAATACAGACTTTGAGGTAGAACGAATTAGTCGGGGGGAGTATGCTACTCTTCCCAACAAAACCACGCAGGGTAGACCAAGCCAGTTTTGGTTTAACAGACAGATTGAGCCTGTTATAAATCTGTGGGCCGTTCCCGATAACTCTACCGACCAGTTAATCTACTACTATGTGCAGAGGATTGAAGACGCCGATGCCTTGGTAAACACAACGGACATGCCGTTTCGTTTCTACCCATGTATGGTAGCGGGACTGGCGTATTATATCGCTATGAAAAAAGCGCCGGAACGGATACAACTCTTAAAGAGTGTGTATGAAGAAGAGTTCCAACGGGCCTCTGACGAGGACGAGGATCGTGTTCCTCTTAAACTTCAACCAAGCATTCAGTATTTAAGGGTGTGACATGGCCTATGCCTCAGACAAGAATGCGTATGGTATTTCAGACCGCTCTGGCTTTCGCTATAGACTGAGAGATATGCGAGAGGAGTGGACAGGGGCGCGTGTTGGTAAGGACGAGTTTGATCCAAAGCACCCTCAGTTGTTTCCTCCCAAGGTAGGGGCTGATCCCCAAGCTTTGAGAAACCCCCGACCCGAGGGCGGTTTAGAGGCTCAAAGAAACATTCAGTACGGCTTTAGACCTGTTGGCTTTCACGGGGACGAGGCGTTGACTCCTAACAGATTGAAATCTACAGGGGAGGTCGGAGAGGTTACGGTGGTCACGTCATGAGCTTTACATTTGCGCAGTTAAAAACAGCGTTGCAGGATTATACTGAGAACACAGAGACTTCTTTTGTAGCTAATCTTCCTTTGTTTATACGAGTTGCGGAAGAACGTATTTTAAAGTCGGTTCAGTTAAACTTGTTTCGAAGAAACGTTTCGGGCAACATGTCAATCGGCAATAAATTCCTTGCGGCCCCGTCTGACTTTCTTGCTCCTTATTCTTTGAGCTATACCAGTGGTTCGGAGCAAGTGTTTTTAGAGTTCAAAGACGTTAGTTTTATTCAAACATACAACCCAGACCCTACTGTTACAGGGTTGCCGAAGTATTATGCTTCGTTTGATGTCAGCAATTTCATCTTGGCTCCTACGCCGAATGCTTCTCTTGCTGCGGAACTTCATTACTTGTATCGGCCTGTAAGTCTGACCGCAGGAGCGGAAAGCGGCACAACATGGTTGAGTGAAAATGCAGAGTTAAGCTTACTGTATGGATCGTTGATAGAGGCGTATATTTTCATGAAGGGTGAGCCGGACGTTATGGCAATCTATGATAAGCGTTATCAAGAATCTTTGGTTGGTCTGAAGCTTTTGGGAGAGGCTAAAGAAACTACGCAGGACTATCGTGTTGGTCGGATTATAAGGCCCAAACAATGAATAACATGTCCTTTGGAGAATTTAAGGTTGAGGTTCAAACCACCAATAATCGTGGTTTTACTCCCGAAGAGGTGGCGCACCGATGCGTAGGTAAGATCGTTGCCTTTTCCGAAGACGCACACCCTGCATTACGTGACCAAGCTATCGCGTACCGTGACAGCATTGAGAAGCTACTGGTTATCTATATGAAACAGGCTATCCAAAGTGACCGTACTACGGTATATAATGCGATTAAAGAAGCGGGTCATCCAACGTTGGCTGAATATATAAGGAAAATGTAATGGCGTTTAACGGAAATTTCCTGTGTACTTCGTTCAAAAAAGAATTGATGACGGCTACACATAACTTTACTGCGGCAAGCAATGTTTTTAAACTGGCGCTCTATACTAACAGTGCGACTTTAAATGCTGCGACTACGGCCTATAGCAGTAGCAATGAAATTACTGGCACAAACTACACGGCTAAAGGCAACTTTTTAACAAGCGTTACTCCAACGACTAGCGGCACAACCGCTTTGACAGATTTTGCAGATGAGGTGTTTTCTAACGTAACAATCTCCTCTGTTCGTGGCGCGTTAATTTACAATGAGGCTGCAACAGGGGACCCTTCAGTTTGTGTGTTAGACTTTGGCGCGGACAAGGGTGCAAGCGCGGGGGACTTTACCATTGTTTTCCCTACTGCTGACGCAAGCAACGCAATCATACGGATAGCATAACATGGCAATATCGTTAGGTAATCGTGCAAAAATGTCCACCAGTACCACGGGTACTGGAACGATTAGCTTGGGCAGCGCACTTTCGGGCTACCAATCCTTTGAAAATGCGGGGATTACCAACGGTCAAACGATAAGGTACGCGATAGAGGACGGGACTGCTTTTGAAATAGGCAGCGGTACTTATACGTCTAGCGGCACTACGCTTACGCGGTCTGTTACGGAAAGCTCCAACTCTGACAACGCTATTACGCTCAGTGGCAACGCGGAGGTGTTTGTTACAGCGACTGTCGCTGACTTGTTTATTAACGATGGCGCGTCAACTCTGACAACCACGGGCGTTATCACGGGTGGCACGGTAGAGGCAACCAGCGATACAGCGGCGGGTGACAATGCCGCTATGGGCTACCAATCTGATGATGGGCTGGTTCTTACGGGGCAGGGTGCCGTTAGAGATGTGACCATTAAAAATGACGCCGATGCTACTGTTATTTCTATACCTACGGGAACCACGAATGTAGACTTTGCCTCTAGCATTGATGTGGCAAACGTAGGAATTTCAACGGGTGTTATTGATTTAAAGAACGGCGGATCACAGTCTGTTGTTAAGTTTTATTGTGAAGCTAGTAACGCGCATTATGCTGAGATAAAAGCTCCCGCTCACGGAGCCTTTAGTGGTAATGTCACGCTAACACTTCCCGCGACTACAGACACAATTGCAGGTATTGCCGCAACGCAGACGTTTACGAACAAAACGCTTACTACTCCCGTACTGACTACTCCGATTGCTAACGCTGGTATCCAACTTAAAAACGGTTCCACGTCAGCAGGATTTATTGAATTTTTTGAAGACAGTGATAACGGCACAAACAAGGTCACTCTTATTGGCCCCGCTTCTACTGCTGACGTAACAATAACGCTACCAGCGGCGGCGGATACTCTTGTTGGCAAGGCCACCACTGACACTCTGACTAATAAAACGCTGACTACTCCTGTTGTAAATGCGGGTGCGCAGTTAAAGAACGGAGCGACTTCGGCGGGGTTCCTTCAGTTCTTTGAAGATTCAGACAACGGCACTAACAAGGTGACATTGATTGGCCCCGCTTCTACAGCGGACATCACGTTGACGTTACCTGCAACTGCGGGAACTATAGCAACAACTGTGTCGGCGGCAGACGAGGCTACGGCGCTGGCGATTGCCCTTGGATAATAGGATAACAAATGGCTAATACATTTAAGGTAATAACAAGAAGTGCGGCACCCGCCAGTTCAGGAACACCTGAGACGCTGTATACGGTGCAAACTGGTAGCACGGTAATTGTTCTTGGACTGACCTTGGCTAACATCCACACTGCGCAGGTTACTGCCAGCGTTACGCTGGTCAGCACCACAACGCAGACCAGCCAGACGCAAAACACCACGGCCTTTATTGTGAAAGACGCTCCGATACCCATTGGGTCAACGCTCAGTGTTCTTGACGGCAAGATTAACCTGAACGTAGGTGACGTTATTAAGATTGACTGTTCTGTTGCGGACAAGGTTTCTGTTACGATGAGCTACATGGAGATCACCTAATGGCTGGCTACATTGGTAAAAAGGCTGCGTTAACGGTTGGGATTGCCGCGACTGTTGACGAGCTAAATTACAACGACACGGGGTCCGCTGTTGGTACTGTTGTGGCGAGTAAGACTGTAACTGTGGATGCCAATAAGGATGTTGCTAGTTTCCGTAATGTAACTTTGACAGGAGAGTTGGACGCTGCAACATTAGATATATCTGGAGCAGGGGATGTTGCGGGTGCCTTAACAAACAATTCTGCCGCAGTAAAAGTAGCTGGTAAGGAAACTATTTGGATAGCCGCTAGTGCTATGCAGCCCACTACAAGCAACGGCTGTTCTGCATTGACCACAGTTGAAACAACCTCTGGTCGGCCTGATATGGTTGTCCTAGATTTTGATAAAGACAGCGATGAGTTTGCACAATTTACGGTGGCTTTTCCTAAATCTTGGAACGAGGGAACAGTAACTTATCAGTTCTTTTGGTCAGGTATTGCGGCTACTACAGGCGTTAGCCTGACTTTGCAGGGCGTTGCTACAGGAGATAACGATACTATAGACGTTGCTTACGGAACGGCTGTTTTGGTTAATGATGACGCACAAGGCGCGGTTGAAGAAATGTTGGTTTCTGCGGAAAGTGGGGCGATAACTATTGCAGGTTCTCCCGCCGTGGATCAGGTGTGTTACTTTAGAATAGGCCGCGATGTTTCTGACAGCGGCGATGATATGGCAGGAGATTGTAGGCTGCATGGCATAAAGCTGTTCTTTACGACAGACGCAAAGAATGATTCATAATGACGGGTTTTGGGTATAATATAAACACGTTAGGGGCTTATCCAAACAGGGTTGTCCCACGGGACGTAACTTATCTTGTTGTGGCTGGTGGCGCAGGTGGTTCTAGTATTTATGGTGGAGGCGGTGGCGCGGGTGGCTACCGTACTGGAACATTATCTTCCGAAGGAACAGTTACAATTACGGTTGGCGCTGGCGGCGCACAAACTCCTGCTGGCAATAGCAACTATAGTGCTGGGGGCCAAGGTTCTAACTCTGTGTTTTCAACGATTACTTCTGCGGGAGGTGGATATGGTGGATGGTCAGGGCCGGGCCGTGGTGCAGGAAACTTTGGCGCACCTGCTGCTGGTGGTTCAGGTGGCGGTGCTGGCGATGATTACGCTACATGGAACGAGGTTGGTGGTGCTGGTAATACACCCTCAACTAGCCCCTCTCAAGGTAATGCTGGGGGTGACAATGATTCTGGAACCTACAGGGGATATTCGGGCGGCGGCGGCGGCGGTTCAAGTGCTGTCGGGCAAGATGGTGGTCAAAATGTAGGTAATAATGGAGATACATCGGATGGCGGTGCAGGTGGAGCAGGTACAGCTAACTCCATCACAGGTAGCTCTGTAACCTATGCAGGTGGCGGTGGCGGTGGCGCAGGAAATAATAATTCAGGTGTAAATGGCGGTGCAGGTGGCTCTGGAGGCGGCGGTAAAGGCGGAGGCACTAATGAAAGTGGTGCAGGTACTGCTGGAACAGTAAACACTGGCGGTGGCGGTGGCGGTGGTGGAGACGGTTCCTCAAGCCGTGGTGCCGCAGGTGGTTCTGGTATTGTAATCATTAGTTATGCAAGTGGCGGCGGCGATTTGTCATCTATTGGTGCAGGGTTGACTTACGCAAAATCTTCTTCTGGCGGCAACACAATCTACAAATTTACTGCTGGTACAGGAGACATAACATTCTGATGGCACATTATGCATTCCTAAATCAAAACAACATTGTAACTGAGGTTATTGTTGGCAAAGACGAGACTGATACCACTTACGATTGGGAGCAGTTCTACGGAAATTTGCGTGGGCAAACTTGCAAACGGACTTCCTATAACAACAACTATCGAAAAAACTATGCAGCACTTGGTGATACCTTTGATTCTGGGCGTGATGCTTTTTACAAACCGCAACCTTATCCTAGTTGGGTGTTAAACGAGGCAACCTGCGTGTGGGAGCCACCTGTGGCGAAGCCTTTAGATGCTAGTTTTAGCAAACACTACGCTTGGAACGAAGATACAACAAGTTGGACAGAGGTGACTAATGCCCCGCTACCATAACATAAACGGAGAAATGGTGCAGTTTACTGCCCAAGAAGAAACCGCACGGGATGCAGAAGAGGCGGCATGGGCTGCGGGGGCTGACACCCGCGCTGCAACGTCTGCGCGTGAAGAGCGCGATAAACTGTTGGCAGAAACGGATTGGATGGGTAATAGTGATGTCACCATGTCCAGCGCGTGGACAACGTATCGACAGTCACTTAGGGATGTGCCAACGCAGGCAGGATTTCCAAACTCAATTACGTGGCCCACAAAGCCTAGCTAGAGGATAAGTTATGACTAGAGCCAGAGATATAGCTAATGTAACTGTTACCCCCACGTTTCCTGACGGCAGTATAAACATTGCTGATCTAAACATTGACGGTGGTACAGACATAGGCGCGGCGTTGGTCGATGCTGACTTGATGGTTGTAGACGATGGTGCGGGTGGGACAAACAAGAAAGCTACTATGAGTAGGCTTGCTACTTATATGAGTACAAAAGTTGGCGGAGGGGGTACAGAGTTTGTTGCTTCTACTGGTGCCATATCTGATGCAGCCTCTGTTGCATTTACTCAATTTGATGCAAGTAAATACGATAATTATATTTTTTATTTTATGTACGTTAAACCTGCTTCAGATAACGTTAATTTTTACGGACAAGTATCAACTGACGGTGGTTCAAATTATGACAGTACAAATGGAAATTATCACGTAAACGGCACCACGGATGCTCCTGCTTTTCATTTAAACCGTAGTGCAGGGCCGGGAAATAATACAAACGAATATGGTGTGTGCGGAACAATGGAACTTTTTGGGCCTCATCTTACTAACTATACATATGCAATTCCGCACGTTATTTTGCAGGGATACGATGGCCAAATTTTCTTTGGAAATAAAGATGACAATGCCGCTACAGTACACCTAGTTGCAGCAGATGTTGACGCTATAAAATTTACATTTTCGTCAGGAAATATTGCCAGCGGTGAAATTATAATGTTCGGCATCAAGAACGCATAAGGAAACAAAATGTCAGGATACATTGGTATACTACCCGTCCCGCAGGCAACTGAGACACGAAACTCGTTTACTGCTACATCGAACCAGACTTCGTTTGCTACAGACGGGTATACCCCCAACTTTGTTTCTGTCTATCTAAACGGGGTTTTACTGTCCGCCGCT